GTCGGAATCACTGCGATCGGCGGGCCCGGGAAGGACCCGCGATCACGCGGCGCGGCGAAGGGTCGGGCGGCGCGCGGCGAGCGTGGCCACGAGATGACCGTGGAAGCGCTCGCGGACGACGCGTTGCCCGACCTCGTAGAAGCGGAAGCGCTTCTCGTACCTCGGGGCCTTCACGAAGAGCAGCACGGGCTTCACCGTGCCGCCCTGCTTGTGCCACACGCCGAGGGGCAGCCGGCCGTTGCCGGGCCTCGCGACGAAGTACTGCCCGGCGCGCTTGACCGTACGTCGGCTACGCGTGCTGCCGGTGCGGTTGTGCTGCGAGCCCGTCTCCTGGTACGCCCCCAGCTGCGAGAGGATCTGCGTCAGCTGGCCGCGGCTCATGTTGCCGTACGCGTCGAGCCGCGCGCCACCGGCGGGGACCGCGTACATGCCGGGCGGCAGCAGCCCCTTGTCCTGCAGCAGCTTCTCGAAGCGCTTGACCGGCCGGCCGCCGCCGTGGATCTGCGGGCGCAGGTAGTGCTGTCCCTTGCTCGGCCAAGACTCCTTCAACCACACGACCGCGTGCAAACGCTGCGGGGTCGCACGATCGAGGAAGAGCGAGTTGAGCGTGAAGCGGGTCGGCCGGTCGAAGACCCGCTTCATCTCGTCGACCTCGGCACGCCGCACGTCCTGGGCGGTGCGGGTCAGCGCGATCGCCACCGCCGTGCGCCGCTCCTGCATGAAGTTGCCGAACCTCGCCTGCAGCTGGCCGATGGTGTGCCGCACGTCGATCTGCAGCATGGCGGGCTCCAGAAACGACGAGGCCCGAGTCGCGGATGCGCCCTCGGGCCTTAGATTCTCCCCCGCGTAGCTCACGCAAGGGTAGCGGGATCATAGAGGTTTCCTGCCAACAGTCAACCGGATTTGTCAACAGCGGGCGGTCGGGCGCGCGCGTGGATCGCCTTTCGCCGCGCCTCGACCTCGCGACGCACGCGTGTGTTGCCGTCCTCGAGGCGGCGATAGAACGTCCGCTCCGTGCATCGGCAGCGCTTCAGCTTCTGCTCGTTTCTTCCGCCACGGACCCAGTACTCGATCAGCACAATCTTCAGGCCGTCGGGCAGCGCCTCGACCGCCTGGTCGACGAGCACGGCGTCGCCGTTGATGAGCGGCATGGGCGTCTCGGAGCGGCGGCCACGCGCCTCGAGCTGGTAGGCGCTGGACACGCCGACGGACACCGACACGCCGGATCGCCAGCGCGCCCAGTTCTGCATCAGCCGCTCGGTCTCGTGGTCGACGTGGCGCTTCGGGCCGGGGGAGCGGGGATGGCGGGAGTCGCTGCCCGGCGCTTTAACCTGATTTGTCACGATGTCACCTCTCTATTTCTCCTGACTTTTTCTCGCGCTATAGATAGAAAGAACAAAGGCCCGAAGTCCCGTTCGAGGACGCAAGAAGTCGGCACCCCTGCCAAATTGACAAAATAGGTAGAAGTGCCGGTGAACGACTCCCGGAAGTCCCGCTTACCCGGCTGGCGCCTCCTTGAAGTTCGGGTCCTTGACGAGCCTGTAGAGGCTCACGTGGTCGCGCTCGCCGGACCGCTCGAAGTGACAGCCGAGGAGCCGGCGCCCGATGTGCTTGCCCAGCCAGTGGGCGAGCCGCATGGTGTCGGGCTCGCCGGTCTTGCGGTCGCGGGCGACGTCGCGGAGCACCTCGCGTAGCGCCTTCTGCTCGGTGGAGAGCATCAGGCCGGCCTGGCAGGACTCGACCACCTCGCGCGTGGTCTTCTCGTCATCGGCGAAGAGCGCCCGCCAGGCGGCGTGCATGCGCAAGAGGGCGTCGCGGTGCGGGTCGTTGCCCTCGATCGCCGTGCGGCTCTTGCACGGGTCTTCCTCGCCGAGCCAGACGAGGGGCGCGCGGGCCCATTCGGACCAGCGCTCGAAGCGCCCCCACGTCGGGACGAGTTCGGCCGCCCGCACCTTCGCGTGGAGGAACGCGCGGATCACCGTGAGCCCCGCCGCGACCAGCGCCGGCCGGTCGCGCAGCAGCTGCACGCGAAGGTCCTCGGCGAAGACGCGCAGGTCCGGGCGTTCGCACTTGGCGTCCAGCCGGCACAAAAGGGTGCGGAGCCGCAGGTCGCCGGCGAGCACCAGGTTGTTGCCGGTGGCGAGCCACTGCGACGTGGTCGGCACCGTGAGCATCTCGGTCTTGCCGAGCACGCGGTCCTGGTAGTGCTCGCTCGTGAGGATGGTGCACAGCCAGTCGCCCTGCAGCGGCCGCTCGACGTTGTCGATGAGGATGACGAGGTCACCCTCGGCGAGGATGGCGAGGGCGCGCTTCGCGGCCTCCTCGTCGGTCTCCGGGTACTTCATCGCCGCCGCAGGCGAGCCGGTGGCGATGATGGCCGCGGCGTCTGCGATCAGCGTCTTGCCGGTGCCGCCATCCGGCGCGCTGATGCCGACCATCGGCGCGGTCGGCAGGCTTCGCCTCACCAGCGTGCCCAGCACGAGCGAAAGGACCACCGAGCGGTCGACCTTCGACTCGAAGGGCAGCGTGCCGAAGGCCTCGACGAGCTTCTCCAGCGCGTACTTCGCGTCGTCCTTCGACGGCGCCGCCGGGATCTCCGGAAACTGCACCCCGCACGGGTCGTACCAGCACTGCTTGGCGGCGTCGTAGCCGGGTTTCTGCAGCACCGAGCCATCGGGTCGCAGGGTCGGCGCCGTAATCACCGACCAGAGCGGCGGCACGCGCCAGTGGCCGACCCGCGCGAGGTACGTGGAGGCGGCCTGCTCGGGCGCGTTGATTCGCACCCACGCGGCGCGGCGCGCGTCGTACTTCTTCCAGATCGCCGCGCGCGTCATCGCCTCGACCAGCCAGCCCTTGTCGACGGCGTGCAGCCCCAGCACGCCGAGCGGCTGGTCGTAGTCGCGATTGGTCGGCTTGTCGCGGCGGACCACGCGCACGAGGTGGTTGCCGCGCTGGAAGAACCGCACCGAGGCATCGAGCGCGAGCTCGGCCTCGTCGACCACGCGCGGCAACTGTCCCTGCACCCACTTGATCAGGGGCAGGCCGGGGTCGTCGGGCGGGTCGTCCTCGGGAGGCGCCGGCGGCGGTTCTGCGCCGCTGCCGCCGCCGCCTCGGCCGCGCCGGGGCTTCGAGAGCGCGATGCCGAGCCGCTCGGCGAGCCAGTGCAGCGCCTCGGCGGGCTTCTTCGCCGAGCCGTGCTCGATCACCAGGTCGATCGGCGTGCGCCGGCCCTCCTGCGGGTCGCCCTGGTCGTTCAGGCCCCAGTCGACGATGCCCTCGGGCAGGATGGAGAGATCCTCCTCGAGGTCGCGGCCGAGATCCGCGGACGCCACGCGAAAGCCCCCCTTGTACGCGCGCGCGGCCGGCAGCAGCGCAGGCACCCAGGCGGCGAGGTGCTGGATCGCCGCATCGTTTACACGCTTGAAGTCGTTGTCGAGCGAGCGGACTTTCGCCGCGCCCTTTCCGCCCGGCTCGCCCGCGGGCGCGGATTGCCCGGGGCCCTTCTCCACCGCGCGGCGCGACCGGGCGCGCTCCTTCGCCTTGTCCACCAGCGAGCGCAGGCGCGCGAGCGTCTCGGCCGGGATCGGCTTCACCGTGTCGGACGTCTCCGGGAAGCGCTCGCCGGTGAAGGCGAAGTACTGGCCGCCGCAGAACACCTCGACGCCGATCGCGTCGGACTTGAACGTCGTCGTCTCGCCGAGCACGTACACGTGAAGGCCGCGCCTGGACACCGAGTACTCGGTGAAGCTGTCGCAGGCGCGCACGATCTCGATCGCGCGATCGGCGATCACGCCGTCGCCGTCGATCACCTTGTCGAGGTCAATGCCGATGAGGCCGTCGCCCTTCAGGAACGCGAAGCCCACGCCCGTCATGCCGCGCCTGGTCATCTGCTCGAGCGCGTAGTCGAACGTGGTGAGCTTCTGGCGGTCCTCGGGGGAGCCTTGCGGCCCGGTGCGGCGCGTGCCGTCCGCGTAGTACGGCACCTTCAGCTGCTTGCCCTCGGGCTTCTTCGGGTTCTTCTCGAAACGCCACACCAGCCACTGCGTGCGGCTCTTCAGCTCCTCGGGGACCATCGGGTCAGGCCGCGAGCGGCTCTATCCTCACGGGCGCCGGGCGCTCGCGCCCCGGCTGGATCGGGCGCACCAGCCGGCTGTGCAGCGTCACCAGCGCCGAAGAACGCGGACGCACGCCGAGGAGCTCGAGCTCGAGGTGCCCGCTCGTCAGCGCGCGCAGGATCCGCGCCTCGTGGTCGTTCGGCGTCACCACCACCGTGTCCGGATGGGCCCACGCCGGCACGGGCGAGCGCGCGGGCGTGGTGTACGCGGCGGTCGGGCGGCCGGCGTGGCCGTTGAGCGGCAGCACCAGCGCGATGACGCGGCCCGCCTCGAGCAGCGCCGCGATCACGAACGCCGCGCGCTGCTTGGACCAGCCGAACGCCACCGCCAGCTCGCCCTGCGTCATCGGGTGCGGCGCGGCCGCGAGCAGGGAGACGACGCGGTCGCAGGCGCCGCTCACGCCAGGCGGCTCCGGCCGAACGCGGTGATCGCGTACAGGTACGGCTTGTCCGCGTTCGTGCGCTTCACCTCCCCGGTTGCCGTCAGGTGCACGAGCCAGGTGCTCACCGTGCTGCGCGGGAAGCGCGGCGCCGATTCCACCACCTGCCGCAGCGACCGGGGCGCCGAGGCCTGCGCCAGCACCTGGAGCACCGTCGCCGCAACGGTCCCCGGCTTGCGAGTCACGGCGACCACGGGCTCGGGGCCCGCGCGCGGCACGCGGCGCTGCGGCTCGTCGGCATCGGGCGCCGGCGCCGGCCGCTGCAGCGCGAAGCGCCGCTTGCAGCCGGCCTGCACCCACTCCGCGTCGATGAGCTGCGCGAGGTTCACGTGCTAGGCTCCCCGAGTGCCGATGTACTTCTTCATCTTCGACGCCGTGCCGACGTCGGCTTCGCCGCGTGCGCAGGACGTGGGCGGCGGGGAAATCACCGTCTTTGTCGATGCACCCGACGGCGAGAATGCCGAGGTCATCGCGCGCTCCCACGTCCTAGACTACGGGTGGCGGATACGACAGGTCCTGCAAGCGCGCGGACCTGTGCCCGCGCAGATTCCCGGTCTCGCGCCAGACGCAGCTGCCCTTCTGCGAAAGGCCGAACGCGAGGGCGTCGCGTCGCTCTTCGTCGCATGGAAGAAGGAACCGGGAGATCCGGACGGCCCCGTCGAGATACGCTCAATCGGGCCTCCCGCCGCCGGAAGCGGCCCGAAGCACTAGGGCGAGGTTCACTTCGCCGGCCCCTCCCCCTGTTCCAGCCGCAGCGCCGCCACCACCTGGGCGCCCGCCGTGTACACGTCGCGCAGCTCCTTCTCGAAGCGGTCGACCTCGGCGGGCTCGACGCGCTGGTCGTCCTCCGCCTCGCCGAAGGCCTTCACCGCCTCGCCGAACTCCTTCACCAGCGCGGCGAAGCGCACCATCGAGGGCGACTGCGCGCCCGCCTTCGCCGCCGGCAGCTTGAGGAACACCCCGCCGCGGCGCGCGGCGAAGCACTCGGCGAGCGCGTCGGTGCCGAGGAACTGCTCGATCGCCGCCGCGCGCAGGAGCGAGATCTGCGCCTCCTCGTCGGCGTTGAAGTACTTCGAGAGCGTCTGGTGCGACACCCCGATCGCCTGGGCGCAGGCCTCCAGCGCGTGGCGGTCGAACACCGCGCGGCGCAGCGCCTCGACCGGGTCGGTCACGACCTTGGGGGCAAAGACGTGCGTCACGCGCATGGCGCCCCAGCCAGGAAGGCGGCACGATGCCGGCATGGAAGACGCGATCCGGCTGAATGCCGAAGGGCGCCGCGGGCTGGAGATGCGGTGACGGAAGCGGTCACTGGCTATACCCCTCCGCCCGCAACACCTGAATCGCGCGGCAGCGCGGCGATCCGCTGGTCGATGTCCGGGATCTTCTCCCTGACCTGGTACACCCGGAGGTCAGGCAGGCGCTCGGGCCACTGGGACACCGCGCCCTTGGTGATCCCAAGCAGCTCAGCGATGGCACGCTGCGAGCCGAGCACCGCGATCAGGTCGGACTTGGTCACCGGGAAAGTTTAGCATGCTGAATGCCGTCCCTGTCAAGCTAGCTAATCGCCTCACACTGCACACTCGGGGCATGGGCAAGCGCTCCGACGAGCAGGGCTCGACCGACTTGGGACTTCGCATTAAGGCGCGCCGCATCGAACTCGGCTGGACCCAGGACGAACTCGCCGGCAAGGCCGGGTGCACCAAGGGCGCCGTCTCCCAGTGGGAGACGGGAGACGTCAAGAACCTGAAGCTGGCGCGCCTCTTGCGGGTCGCCGACGCGCTCGACGTCGAGGTGCGCTGGCTGATCGCCGGTGAGGGCGACAAGAAGCGCCGGGTGAAAGGCGAGCCGTTCCAGTACACGATCGAGGAGAACAGCGCGATCAGGAACCTGCGCGCCGCCGAGCCGGCGTACCGCAACTACGTGATCGCGCTCGCCCTGATGACCGAAGAACAGCAGCGCTTGATGCTGCGCACGATGCGCGAGGCCGTCCCCGACACCGTCATCGAGAAGGCCTACGGCAAGCCGCCGCCCAAGCGCGGCTAGCTTGGCACTACCGCTTCAACTCGGCCCCGCAGAATCGGCACCTCACGGCGGCGACGAGCACGCGCTCGGCGCACTGCGGGCAAGTCTTCGTCCGCGCCGCCGAGCCGGTCAGCGCCCACACCAGCGCGCCGATCCAGCCGAGCACCGTCCATCCGAGCAGCAGATTGAGCGCGAGGATGGCCCCCGCGTTGGGATGGCCTCGCTCCGCGGCCACGAGCGTCGGCGCCAGGTAGATTACCCCGGCGATGGCGAAGATCAGCAGCTCGCCCATCTCACTGCGGGACCAGCCGGCAGCCGCAGTGCTTGCACACGGCCGCCTCCTTGAGCACGAACTCTCGACAGTCCGGGCACTTCACGTGCGTCGCGGGGCGCGGCGCCGCTGCACCTCCACGGCCCGCGACGGCAGCGAAGATCAGATGCAGCGGGATCGTGACCAGCAATAACCAGAAGCCGAGGAATAGCGCCGCAATTGCGTGAAGCACCAGGAAGATGAAGTGACCCACGCGCGCGATCATACCGCACGGCTGTCAGCGCGCCGCCGCACCAGCCGTTGATCGGACATGACGCGCGCACTCGCCCTCGCCCTTGCGTTCCTGGCGTACACGGCCGAGGCGCGCGACCCGCGCCAGCGCGCTGCCTTCGTCGCGGCCAACCCGTGTCCGGCGACGGGCGCGCCTCGCGGCCCATGCCCAGGCTGGGTCGTCGACCACGTCGTGCCCCTGTGCGTAGGTGGCGCCGACGCGCCTCACAACATGCAATGGCTGACCGTCGAAGCCGCCAAGCTCAAAGACCGGGACGCCGTGCGCCCGTGCCGGGAGCGCCGGGCGAGAAAATCAGGCTGAAGTTCAGCTAGCTTGACAGCCGAATATTTAGCAAGCTAATCTCCGTCCCGTCGACTAGACGGAGGCGCAGATGCACAGCCCCACCCCGCAGCCTGGCTGCGACAATCCAACCCGGAGCCCGACATGGATCACGACGCCCTCATGCGCGCGCGCGGCGAGCAGGTCACGCTCGAGCGCGAGCTGCGCGAACTCGACGGCCAGCTCGGCGGCGAGAAGCAAGCCGTACTCGCGCTCGTCAACCGCCTCAGCGCCGGCACGCTCGCGCCGGGCTGGGCCGACGCCGAATGCGCCCGCCTGCGCCGGATCGCCGAGTGCTTCGAGCGGCGCGCCGACCTCGAGCGGCGGATCCGGGAACTCAAGAAGGTCACCGGCTTCTAGCCGCCCCGCGCAGCACTACCGGGTCGAGGACGCCCTCGGCATCCCGCTCGCGATCGCCGCGGGAACCGCGCCCAAGCCCGCCGCGCGGCGCGTACACGCCGCCGACGCCAGCCGCTTCGCCACGCGCGCCGCCGCGCTGATCGCCCTGGACGCCGCAGGCCTCGGCGCCGAGCCGCTCGAGGTCGTGAGGGTTGCGTCGTGACCCCGAACACCTCGAACGTTAAGACGGGCATCGGCCAGAAGTTTCTGGTCACGCTGGACAACTGGTTCTATGCACCCGACGGCAAGCACTACCGCGCCGCGTTCGGCACGCTGCGGGCCGTGCTTTCTGCAGAAGACGCGCTCGGCATCAAGCCGAACGGACGAAGCACGAACTGGTACATGCAGGTCGGCGATCTGTTGATCGCGGGCTGCCAGGTGCACTTCGCGATTCGATGCGAATCCTGCCACGGCGGCGACGCCAAGAACTGGCAAATCCACGAAGGCCGGACCCACGAGTACGTACACCCGACTGCCATCTACTTCGCGGACGGCACCTCATGACCGACCCCCACCCCGTCCGAACCGCGCTCGTCACCTACACGCTCGCGCTCCTCGGCGTCGCGACCGGCGTGGGGCTCGTGCTCAACTTCACCCCGCCGCCGGTGCCCGCGCCCACCATCGTCGCCATCGCCGCGCCCGGCACCTGCGCGCCACCGACCGAGCACGAGCAGCTGCACATCGTCGTCGTGCGTCGCGGCGATCGGCTCGCCGCCTCGTGCCTCTACGTCGGGAGTCGCGGCACTTACCAGAGAACGCCGCGCGGCATGCCGGAGCCGCGGCCGTGAAGCACATCCGCCTCACCGTCTATCCGCGCACGGGGCCCGCGTACACGCTCGATGCCCTCGCGCGCTCGACCTGCGACGCCATCGTCGACCTGATGGACGCGCTCGGCTGCGCGTGCCTCGTCACCGCCCGCGTGGTGCGGCCGTGAGGGTCGACCTCGAGCCCGAGACCGTGGAGCTGCTCGCCGTGTACGCGCGCCCAATCGGCTGGGAGGGCGACCTGCGCGAACTCGCGAACCGCGCGCTGCACGCGCGCCTCACCGAGTCGATCCCGCTCGCCGTGCGCATCGCCAACGCGCGGCGCGTCTACGAGCAGAACGCCGGCGCGCCGGCCGCCAGCCATGGCTGATCGCCTGCCGCACCTCGTCGTCTTCACCGACCGTCGCCACGGCGATCGCACCTTCACCATGACGGTGCCGCCCGACTCGCCCTGGTACGACCTGCTCGAGCCCGTCACCGAGGCCGAGATCCGCGTGCTCACCGAGGCCGAGCGCGCCGACGACGCCGCGTACCGCGCTGCCGGCGGCCTTGTCCTCGCGAACCCGCCGGCGTCGAAGCCGCGATGAGCACCCCCACCGTCGCCGCCGATCCCGCCGCCGCGCCCGAGCTGCCGCTCGAGGCGCCCCTGCAGACCGGCGAAGAGGCCGAGCTGCGCGCGGCGTGGGAGTCCACCAAGGGACACTACCGCCGCCGCGTGCGCCGCTTGAGCTTCGAGGAGGCAATGGCCGATCCGCTGATCTCGCTCTGCGTGAAGAACATCGCCCACGCGCGCCGGCAAAAGCGGAGCGCCGGCTCGTGAGCGATCGCCCGCGCATGTTCCTCGACATCCCGCTCGCCGGCGGGCGCCGGCGCGACGACCGCGACACCGCGCACCACGTCATCCAGTTCGGTGTCGCGTTCTTCGGCATGCTCGGCGGCTGGCTGATGGCGAGCACCGGCGAATGGCAGCGCTGGGGCTTCGTCCTCGGCCTGCTCGGGCAGCCCTTCTGGATCGCCGCCGCCTGGCGCGCCGGCCAGTGGGGCGGGCTCATCGTCTCGATCGGCTTCACCGGCGCCTGGCTCGCCGGCATCGCGTACCGCTTCTGAGAGGAGGACTTCCCCATGGCAGACATCCGCATCCAGATCGCCGACACGCTCAAGCGCCTCGGCCCCTCGCAACCCTGGCAGATCGCCGACGCGCTCGGCCTCGAGTCCGGCAAGGTCGGCCACCACCTGCGGGCCATGCTCGCGGCGAAGGAGCTGAAGGCGCGCGGCGCGAGCCGCGGCCGCACCTACGCGCTCCCCGACCAGGACCTCGCCGCCGCGGACGCCCCCCCCCAGCCGCGCAACGGCAAGAAGAAGGCCGCCGCGAAAAAGCGCGCCGCCAAGCCCGCCCCGGCGAAGAAACGCCGCGCTCGCCGGGCCCCGCGGCCCGCCGCGCCGCGTGACGCCGCGCCCGTGTTCCTGCCGGCGATCGCCAGCGGCCGGCGCCTCGCCTGCATCGGCACGGACGGCAGCCGCCACGTGTACAGCCCCGAGGACACGCTGGCGATCGCCGACGTGATCCTCGAGAACTTCGACCCCGACTGAAAGGCAGCAACCCCATGGACGCACAACCCCAGGCCGTGCCCGGCTTCTTTGCATCGCTCGCTCTCCTCGCCCGGCACGATGGCCTCAAGGTAACCATCGAGGACTTCGAGCGCCGGCTTCGCGTTCGCGTCGAGGTCGACGGCCTGCGGCCGTTGATCGTGCACGGCCCCGCCCCCGCGCTCGAGGCGCGGCTCCCCGGCGAGATCGAGAAGTACGCCCGATGGGTCGACACGAACGACGGCGGCCTGGCGCTGAAGATCTCCTCGCCCGCGGACGAGCCGGCGCCGGCCGCGCCGCGCAAGCCCGCCCCCGTACGCGCGAAGGCGGCGCCGAAGAAGCGCCGCGCCGGGAAGCCCGCGAGCGCCCCCACGCGCCCGCGCCCGGCGCCGGCGAAGAAGGCTCAGCCGAAGAAGAAGGCCTCGAAGCCCGCCGCGGACAACCGCCCCGACAAGGCCGCGTGCATCGCCGACTACAAGGCGCAGCTCGCCAAGTACTGCAAGCAGCTCACGCGCAATCACTTCGTGAAGGTGTCGAAGACCGGCCGCCGCTACGAGAAGCTGTGGGGCAACAACTGGTCCGCGTTCGTGAAGGAAGCGACCGGCGGATCCGCGCCGGCGGCGAAGCCCGCCAAGCCCAAGGCCGCCGCGCCGAAGAAGGCCGCGCCCGCGAAGGCGACACCGAGGAAGGCCGCGAAGGCCTCGCCGCCGGCGAAGAAGAAGGCCGACCCCAACGCCGCCTGGCGCGTGATCAAGGGCGGGAAGGAGATCGCCGCGACCCTCAAGGCGTACGCGGCCGGCGAGACGTACACGCACAGCACCGGCGCCTACGTCGTGGAGCGCGTCGACGACGAGGGGCGCGAGATCTACGTCAAGCCCGCCGCCGCCGGCATCAAGCCGCCGGGCAGCACCGCGCCCGCGAAGCCGCCCGCGGAGAAGCCCAGGGCCGAGGGCAAGCCCGCGGTCTCGCAGACCACGCTCGACGTCGGCCAGCCGTGGCCCTTCCCGCAGGACAAGGCCGCGGCCGAGGCGCAGGCCTCGGCGCCCAAGCGTGGCGTGTACTCGATCCGCACCGCCGAGGACAAGCACCTCGGCGCGACGGCCTATCCGCTGAAGGTCGGCGACCTTTACCGCCACAGCCAGGCCGGCGCGCAGATCGTCACCGCGGTCGACGACCCGAAGCGCGTGATCACCGTGCGGCCGGCCACCGAGGACGAAGAACTCGCCGCCGCCGAGAAGGAGTCGCCATGACCGACAAGAACCTGCCCCGCGTCTTTCGCTACAACTCCGTCGACCTCGACGACCCCGGCCCCGAGCACGACGCCGTCGACGTGCGAAACCTCTACGCCGCCACGTACCCCGAGATCACCAGCGCCGCGATCGAGGGCCCCGAGCAGAAGGACGGCAAGCTCGTGTACACGTTCAGGAAGGCCGTGGGGACGAAGGGCGCGCCCCGCCGCCGCACCGCCCCCGCCCTCGTGCGCACGACGCTCGAGGACATCGCCGCCGGCCGGCACGCATCGCCGGGCGCGGCCGGCGTCACGCCCGACACGGTCAAGGCCGGGCAGGGCGACTTCCGCCCGTGGGCCGACCTCGTCAACGCGAGCCTCAACGGCGGCGAGTGCCTCGACGGGCCCACGGGCCTCCTGCCGCCCCTCGCCTGATGCTCGCCCTGCCGACGCTCGACGGCATCCCTCACACGCTCGGCGCGACGGGCGGGCATCCGGTGGCCGCTCGCCTCGCGCTCGGCTTCGCGGGCGACGCGCCCCTCGCCGGGCTGGTGAACGGCATCGGCGTCGAGGAGAAGGCGCTCGAGGCCCAGCTCGCTGCGTGGGCCGAGCGCATGGCGAAGCGCCTGCGCTTCACTCGCTTCGGCGCGCACATCACCGTCCGCGACGATTTCTCGCTCTGGCTCGGCGCCGCCGGCGACGAGGATCGCTACGACCCCGGCAAGGTCTTCCACCTCGAGCGCCGCTGGGCCGAGGTCGAAGCGCTCTGCCACGGCCTTGCCGCCGCCGCGCTCTCCGCGATCGACCACGCAGCCGGGCTTGCCTTCCCGGTGTTCACACCGCGGATGGCCCACGACATGGCCGTCTTCGTGTGGTGGCACGGCATGGACACCGATGCGGCAGTCCGCGCCGAGTACGACGGCGAGGACCCGCAGGACATTGAGGAACGCCTGGCGCTGCCCTCCGCCTTCGACAAGGCCATCCCCAAGGCCGTGCACCGGGCGCGCGCCATGCCCGCTCGCGACCTGCAACGGGCCGCCCAGGGCCGCGGCGAGCGCGCCGAGATCGCCCGCGCCACGCTCGCGCTGAGGCAAGCCGCCACCACCGCGTGCAAACGCAGCCCGAAGCACCTCTTCAGCGACCAGCACGACGACACGCACTGCATGAGCTTCGCCGCCACGCTGCGCTGGAACGGCCGCGACCCCATGTTTCACGTGCTCGACGACCAGCTGCACGACATGCTCGAGGCCGTCGCCGTCGAATCCGCCTATTGCTTCTGCGTTGCCGACGATGCCGGGCAGATGCCCGCGATGCTCGCCGAGGCCGAGCGCGTGGTCGAGCTCGCGCGCCAGGTCGAGGACCTCGTCGCCATGGTCGCCACCCCCGCGCGCGCATGACCCACGCCAGCGTCAACATCGCCGACCGCCCGAGCTGGCACCTGCGCGCCGGCGTGCTGGTGTACGGCTCCGAGCACGGCGGCCCCGTGTACGCCACCGTGCACAAGGTCGAGGGCCGCGGCAACGGCCGCCCGCAGCTCGGCGCCGGCGTGCCCGCCACGCGCGACGCCTGCGCCGAGCTCGCGCGGGCGCTGGGCGAGGCCTCGACGCTCTCGGGGTTCGTCCCGCCCGCGCTCGTCTACCTCGGCGCGCGCGCCATCGCGTGGTGGCGCCCGGCGGGCCCGGCCACCGTGCACTTCGACACCACGAAGAGCGCCGCCGGCGACCAGGCGAACGACAAGACGGGCGCCGCGCTCATCGGCAAGAAGAGCGGCCGCACGCCCCAGCCCGCGCTCGTCTTTGCCGTCACGGGCCGGCGCTGGTTCGTCTTCGCCCTCGCCGCGAGCGCGCGCCCCGGGCCCGGGACGAAGCTCCTGCGCGCGCCTCACTTCAACGTGTGGGAGAACGGGGAGATCTGCACCGGCAACGTGAAGCTGCCCTCGTCGCTCTCGGTGTCCGCGCTGGAGCAGTACGAGCGCGCCTTCTTCGATTCGGAGTTCACGCACCCCAACGTGCGCGGCAAGGCCCGCCTCGTGCGCGGGAGCGCCTACGAGCTGTGGGCAAGCCTCCTCGCCGCCGGCGACGGCGGGCGCGAGTTCCCCGTCGGCCGGCTCGTCGACGCCGGCCTCACCCTCGGCGAGCTGGTCAAGCAGCTCGAGAAAGGCCGCCGTGCCGACTGACCCGCGCGACGCGCTCCTGCAGCGCCAGGTGCCGACGATCGCCGTACCCCGGTTCGGGCCGCTCGATCCGCTCGAGCGCAACGGCCACCGCTTCCTCGCCGGCGGCACGGGCCTGTGGCTCGAGCTGCGCCGCCCGTGGCTGTACCTGCGCCAGAAGGTGGCCTGGTGCGAGGTGGCGATGCCCTACGGCGACCCCGGCGAGGCGGTCGAGTACGCGTTCAGCGCGCAGGCCGTGCTGGCGATGCAGGCGAACTTCCGGCACGACGCCGAGTACTCCATGCCGAACGAGGCCGCCGCCTGGGGCGTGTGGAACGAGCGCACCGGGCGGCTCGAATACCGGCTGCTCGCGCCGCTGGAGGCCTCGCCCGCGGGCATCCGCTTCGAGCGCCCGCGCCTCGCGGACCATGAGCACCTGGCGCTCGACCTGCACTCGCACGGCGCGCTCCCCGCGGGCTTCTCCGCCACGGACGACGACGACGACGCCGGCGAAGTCAAGGTCGCGACCGTGTACGGCGGCATCGGCACCGACGCGCCGAGCTGGGCGACGCGCCTGTGCGCCCTCGGCCTCTTCATCGAGGAAGACGAGGCATGAGCTTCGAGCACCTCACCCACCCGCGCCTGCTCTCCGAGCGCGTGAGCGTGGCGCTGGCCGGCTGCGGCGGCAGCGGCAGCCTGATGCTCACGGGCCTGGCGCGCCTCGACGCCGCGCTCCGCGCCCTCGGGCACGAGGGCCTGCACGTCGCCGCCTACGACCCGGACACGGTGTCCGTGGCCAACGTCGGCCGCCAGATGTTCGCCCCCGCCGACGTGGGCGCGAACAAGGCCGCCGTGCTCGTCAATCGCCTGAACGCCTGGTACGGCCTGCGCTGGCAGGCGGTGCCCCAGCGCTTCGATGCGCAGCTCGAGAGCGACCTCGTCATCAGCTGCGTCGACACCGCCGCCGCGCGCGTGCAGATCGGCGCGATCGCCGCCCGGATGCACGCGATCTACTGGCTCGACCTCGGCAACCGCGCGGACGACGGCCAGGTCGTGCTCGGCATCCCGCCGCAGGACAAGGTGCACGAGGCCTTCACCTGCCGGCTGCCGACCGTGCTGGAGCTCTTCCCCGAGCTGCGCGCGAAGAAGTTCAAGGGCGACGACGCCGCGCCCAGCTGCAGCCTCGCGCAGGCGCTCGAGCGCCAGCACCTCTTCGTCAACCAGGCCGTGGCCACCGTCGCCCTGCAGCTCCTGTGGCAGATCTTCCGCTTCGGCAAGACGAGCTGGCACGGCGCCTTCGTCAACCTCGCCACCGGCCGCACCGCCCCGCTGCCCGTCGACCCCAAGGCATGGGCGCGCTTCGGCCACCACGCCGAGCCCGCCGAGGAGTTCGTGTACGCCCGCGACACGCGGATCCGCATGAAGGTCGGCGACGAGGCCGAGCGCAGGCTGCTCGAGCAGTGGTGCGATGAGAGGAACGACTGATGGTCGCCAACGCCGCGCACGGGAAGTGGATCGCCAAGCTGCTCGACATGAAGCCGCCGGCCGCGTGGCGCCTGCTCGTTGGCCAGATCTGGCGGGTGGAAGACGTCGAGGACTGGCATCGGCGCAACGAGATCCTCGACGACGAGGCGCGCTTCTGGGGATCGTTTAACGACACCGATCGCAAGAACCGGATGATGATGGATCGCTTCGGCCGCCACTGGGCCCGCGTACACGCGGCGCTTCGCGAGCGGCCCGCGTACTACGAATGAGCCTCGCCACCTGCATCGGCTGCGGTTGCGACGACTTCCACGCGTGCGGCGATGGCTGCTACTGGCTCCGCGTCGACTACGGGGACGCGAAGGGCGTGTGCAGCGAGTGCGAGCAGCACCTCGACGCCTCGGACCGCGGCGACCGCACCAGCCACTCCCTGCCGATCTCCGAGCTGGAGGCCGAGGAGGAAGGCAAGCTGCGCCGCCCGCGGCCGGAGCAACCGAAGCCCGCCGGGATCCTGCCCGCCTGCTCGACCGAGATCCGCGACGGAAAGCTCGTGCACGTACACCGCGCCGGCCACTGTCCGCACGACTGGCCCTTCGAGGACATCCGCGACGACGACGCGTGCCGCTGGTGCGGGATGACGTTCCTTCGACACGTTTTTACGGAGATGCCATGAGCCACGACGATTACATGGACCCGCAGCTCTACCAACAGGCGCCGCGCGGCGACCCGACACAGGCGAGGGTTGCCCTTACGTTCGACCATTTCCGCACGGCCAACGTTGCGCGATGCCTGAAGTGGCACCCGCAAGGCATCGACTCCTGGTCGCCCTCGGACTGGCTGACGGCGATCACCGGCGAACTCGGCGAACTGGCGTCGCTCATCAAGATGCGCAACCGGGAGCGCGATGGCCTTCCCGGCAACAAGTTCTCTCCGACCGACAAGCAGATCGCCGACGAGATCGCGGACGTGCTTACCTATCTCGATCTGCTCGCGGCCGCGCTCGGCGTCAACCTCGGCGCCGCGGCAGTGGAGAAGTTCAACGACGTATCCCGGCGCGTCGGCTTCCCGGATCGCATCGTCGTCACCGAGAAGGAATCGCCCAGGTGACCAACATCGACGATCCCGCCCTGCAAGCACTCTCCCCGGAGTCCGCGCAGGCCGCCGCCTTCGGCCGCGACGCGGCCAACGTCATCCCGACCATGTACGCGGACCTGATCCGCGCCATGACGCCGGACCAGCAGCTCGCCTTCTTCGGCGGCGCGCACGCGGCGCTGTTCGGGCAGGCAACCGCCGTGCTCGGCCAGGACGGCGCCCGCATGGTCCTCGACATCCTGCGCGCCCTCGCCGGCGATCGCCAGGACGAGAGGACGCACTGATCGAGTGCCCGGCGTGACCGACCTCGTTGTCACCTGCCCCAAAGGCTTCTACCGCGAGTGGATCGCTGAAGGCGACGCCGCAGGAGCCCCGTACACCGGAGAGGAGTGGGGCTGGTTCTTGGGCGGCCCGCGGCCGCCGGTCGGCGCCGGCGATCGTCTCTACGTCGTCGCATGGGGGCGCTTGCGCGGCTTCGCTCCGGTGACGCGACTTGTGCAGACCGAGCGCGGCTGGTGCATCTGCAGGCGTGGCAACGCGGAGGCCGTGACGATCGACCAGCCGATACCCGGCTTTCGCGGCTGGCGGCGCCGCTGGTGGGATCGGTCGATCGAGCGTCCGTTCGTTGACTGGCGCACCGCAGAAGTTAGCGGACCCTGATGACCGCCGCCCCGCTCGCCCTCCCCGTCCACGCCGCCGCCGCGTCGATCGGCGTCTCCGAAAAGACGCTGCGGCGCGAAATCGCCGCGGGCCGGCTCGCCATCCTCCGCATCCGCGGCCGCGTGCTAGTCTCGCAAGCGGATCTCACCGCCTACCTGGAGTCGCGTCGATGCCGGTTCGTCGCCACGGCAACACCTTCGAGGCCCGCGTTCAATCCGCCGGCCACCGGCTTAGCCGCTCTTTTGGGACTCGACGCGACGCGCTCGAGTGGGAGCGCCGCACGCGCGCGCGGCTCGAAGATCATCGCGTTGGACGAACGCCGGCCTACGGCCTCGAGGAAGCGCTCGAGCGCTGGCTGACCGGCGAGGCGGCGACGCTGAAGTCGCACGCCGACCTCGTCAAGAAGGTCCGCACCATCTACCCGCACGCGAAGGGCCGCGCCCTCGCCGAAATCGTCGACGTGGCCGAGGCCATGAAGGCCGAAGCGATCCGCGCAAAGGCAGCGCCCGCCACCGTCAACCGCAAGCTCGCCATCCTGCGGCGCGTCGCGCGCCTGGCGCATCGGCAGTGGCAGTGGCTCGACCAGCCGCTCGGCGACCGCATCACGCTCCTCGCCGGCGAGCGGCAACGCCACGTGTACGCGACGCCCGCACAGGTGCAGAAGCTCCTCAAGGCGGCCAGCGGCCGCGTGCGCGACGCCATCCTCCTCGCCGCCCTCACCGGGCTGCGCCGCGGCGAGCTGCTCGCCCTCGCGCCGGAGAACCGCCGGGACGGCACGCTGATCCTCGGCGACTCGAAGAACGGCCGGCCGCGCATCGTGCCGCTGCCGCCGGAAGCGCTGCACGTGCGCCTGCCCATCGGGCTGACCAACGACCAGCTGCGCCACGGGTACGACGAGGCCTGCGCCGCCGCCGGCATCGAGGGCCTGCGCTTCCACGACCTGCGGCACAGCTACGCCTCCTGGCTCGTCCAGGCCGGCCAGTCGCTCACCACCGTCCGCGACCTGCTCGGGCACAGCACCCTCGCCGTGACCAGCCGCTATGCCCACCTCGCGCCTGAGCACCTGCGAGCGGCCGTGCGGAAGCTGCCGCGTCTCGCGGGGACGGCGGGGACAGCGCGGGGACGACGAAAAGCTGCCTGAACAGCGGCAAGTGCCTGATTTGCAGATTTTATCTATGGTGCCGGAAAAGGGACTCGAACCCTTACGCCATCGCTGGCGGCGGATTTTGAGTCCGATTGACCACGGGGGACCACCTTACCACTAGAGGGGCAGAGGGGGCCAGCGCCGCCCAGAATCGGCCCTGCGCGGGGATAGGGCGGGGACACGATTCTGCAAATTGCGCGTGAAAATTGATTGGGACGATGATGACTTGACTCGGCGAGGCCGCGCGCGCCGAGTGGGCCGGGCTGCAGCTCGGCAACCCCTGAAACGCAGAAAGCCCCCGACCGGCTTGCGCCGATCGGGGGCCATGTGCCGCGGCCATGCTACCCGCGGCGGGCGTGTTGGGCCTTGCGGCCCTCTCAGGTAATCGTCATCGCTCGTCGAGCTTCGCCTCGCCCATGCACGCGAGCACCGCGGCCTCGACCTTGAGGCGCCAGGCGCGGTAGGCCTCGAGCTCGGCCTCGGCGGCGCGCCAGATCAGGACCTGGTCGACCGCGTCGTCGCCCGTGAGCTGAACCAGGGCGACGTGGGCCGGCGGCGCGGGCGGCATGGCGACGCGGCACGGGACCGGGTAGGGCTTGTCGACGGTCCGCACGTCGACGGCGACGAACTCGCGCAGCGTCTCGCAGCCGCCGAGGGCGATCGCCGCGACCAGCACGAGCAGGATCCTCACGGCTCCCCCTTGCGCTTGCGGGCGTAGTCCGCCGCTTCCTTGGCGACGGTCTCGCATTCCTTGCCGCGTGGCGCCGGCGGCCGCTTGAGCGCGTCCTTGGCCCCCTGCTCGATCCTGGCGGCCGCGCCGGCGACCCGGGCGAGCGCCGCCTCGACGGCCTTGCCGCGCGCGGTCTCCTCGTCGCGTAGGCCCTTGAGCGCCGCCTCGACCCCGGCGACGCCCAACTGGCAGGACTTGTTGACCCCTTGCAGCGTGGTGATGGCTTGCTTCTGCGTGGCGACGGTGCCTTCCAGCGTCGCGTTCTCCGCGCCCAGCCGCCAGCCGTTGACCGACCAGCCGGCCGCGAATCCCGCCACGCCAACGACGACGACCACGACGGCGCCGGCGATCAGCTTGCTCTTGAGCGACAGGGCGGCCAGCGCGGGGATCACGTACCCACCCGAACGTCCGACCCGTCCCAGACGAACTCACCGTTTTCCCCGACGGGACGGTGCATCCTGCAACCCGTGCAGTACGTGGCTCCGTAGAAACGCGGGTTGCGCGCGTACGTCTCCGCGAGCGCCGTGGCCATCGTGGTCCTCGCGCCGCACCCCTTGCCGACGCGATCGAGATCCAGCTGTCGCCAATAGCGGCCGACGACAGCACTCTCGCTCTCCGGGTAGGCCTCGAACTTGGCATAGTCATACGCCGCGAACCGCTCGCGCTCGGCTTCGGTCAGGTCGCGCAGCGGGTGCTTGGGCCCCGGGATGCCGACATGGACGTAGGAATGCCGCACGGGCCTCACGAACCCAATGGCGCGCTCCGCTTCCGACATGACGAGATAGACCTCGTTCTGCCCGCGCGGCGTCGCGTCGATGCCAAATCCGAGTCGCGGGTCGTTCAGGTCGGTCGTCAGGCTCATTGCGGTAATCCCCCTTCGTCCCGCGCGAGACGCTGCGCCTCGGCGTCGTTGACAAGCCAGACGTGCAGGCCGTCGGCGGCACTCTTGATGACGATGTTGTGCTGCTCGCGGGCAAACGCCTCGATATCCGCGGCGGTGAACGTCACGAGGCCGAGGTCGAACTTGTGCAGCAGCAGCGCGGCAATCTTGTGCCACTGCTCGCGTGCAGCGCCCGTAACCGCGTGGTTAGGATTGAACTCGATCACGCCGGCCCCACGTACCCGTCCGGGTTGCGGATCTCCCAGGTGACGCGCTCGCCCGCCTCGAGGGCGGTGCGGATCTGCTCCTTCATCGCCACCACCGCGGGGCGGCTGGTGCCGCCGACGATGGTGTCCTGCGGCGTGAGCTGGAAGCCGAGGAGCGGGCAGCCCTCGGTGTCGTCCTCGTCGTTGCCGCCGTGTACGCGCACGCCGGCGAAGCCCGGCACGTCGTGCAGCGTGATCGTGCCGGGGCCGAAGCGCGGGCTGGTCTCGAGCGTGCAGCGGTAGGTGCCGGCGGGGATGGCGGTGCGGCCGTGCTGCTTCCACTTCGCCACGGGCTCGCCTGGGATCTCGCGCACCGGGTCCTCGACGGCGAAGCAGAACGCGCGGCCGTCGACGAACACCTGCGAGGCCGTGCGCGTGTGCAGCAGGCGGTAGCGTTGCTGCAGGATCTCCATCAGGATTCCTTTCCCATGTCGCCGAGCTGCGCGACGCAGCGCCGGTACACGGCGAACGCGGCCTCGGCGGCGGGCTTGCGCTCGGTCCACAGGCGCCGCAGTTCGCGGCGCACGATGGCGCGCTGCTCTTCGCTGGCGGCGGCCATCAGGCGCTCGACGTACGCGATGAACTTGTCGCGGCTGGCGTCGACGTCGCGGTAGGTGGCGGCGCGCTCGATCACCTGGGCGAGGCTCGCGCACTTGGCGGTCATGGGGCCGTCGTCGGCGCGCGCGCTCGTCGCCCAGGCGCCGAAGATCGCCACCACGAGGATGAGGATCACGCTCGCGCCCGGGTTGCGCACGCGCTCCAGCCACCACGTGGGCACGCGCTGGCTGGCGAGGAGCAGCGCGCCGATGCCGCCGAGGAGCAGGAGGTCGAGGATCTCGTCGTACTCGCTCCTCAGGCCCGCGGCGAGCTGCCCCGCGGCGCCCGCGAAGACCAGCACCATCGCGCCGGCCACGCAGGGGCGCGTGGTGCCGCGGTGCATCTTGTTGAGCGCGCCCAGCGCCGTGAGCGCAACCAGGGCGGCGAGCGCGAGACGGGCGGTCGCGACGAGATCAGGCATCGGGCTTGCCTCCGGAGAATCGCCGCACCAGGCGCCGCGCGGCCGCGGGCGCCTCGTGCACGATGACGGGCCAGACCATCGGGCCCAGGCTCGCCACCAGCAGCGCCATGCCGGCGAGCACGCCCTGCGGCATGGGCGCGGCGATCCACTGCGCGGCGATCCAGAGCGCAACCTGCGCCCCGAAGCATCCCGACGCCGACCACAGCGCCGTCGCCCCGGCCGCGGACCAGAAGCCCGCCGGCGGCAGGAAGTATCGTGCCCCCGAGGCGCCGCACAGCGCGGCGAGCAGCACCGGCAGCGGCACGCCGAAAAGCTCCAGCGCGAGGTCCTTGGCGACGGCGATCCACGCCGCAGCCCCCGAGGTGGCGGCGACGGCGGCGCTCGCCTTGGCCTCGACGCTCATGCGGCCTCCACGTAGTGCGTCAATCCGCCGGCCCGCTGCAGCTCGAGCACCAGGTCGCCGGGCGTGACGCCGCGGAACGCGTGCCCCATGCGGTTGAGGATCTCGCGCGCGTACTCGGCGCATTGCCAGCGATCGTCCGCACCGGGCTTGAGGCAACCGAGGAAGGCGGCGATCGCCTGCCGCTTGGAGTACGCCTGGCCGACCTTCTCCAGCGCGTACGCCTCGACCTGGTCGGTCCAAAGGCCATCGTGCTGCAGCCAGTAGAAGGGCAGCATCCGCGACAGCGGGAAAATGCGCACGCCCGCCTGCACCGCCTCGAGCGCGAAGACGCGGCCCGCGATCTCCCAGGCGATGCCGACGTGGCAGTACTCGCTGCGGGTGAAGACGCGCACGGCCTGCACCTCGAGGTCGTGCAGGTTCCAGCCGAAGCCGCGGTGCGACCAGGCGAGCAGGTCGCCCGAGACGATGTCGCCGCGGAGCTCCGCGTATTTCACGGGATGACGGCGTTGCCGCTGCCGTTGTTGACGACGCCGCCGTCGAGCCGGTGGCGGACGAGCACATTGCCCGTCGTCCCGGCGTGCAGCAGCGCGCCGTAGGGCGGGCCGTACGCGGCGCGAAAGCTCAGGAGGTAGAAGTCATGGCTCGCGTGCGTGGAGAGCGCCACGCCGCCGGTGGCGCTGTTCTCGGCGGTGACGCGCCAGCGGTTGCGCTCCAGCGGCCCGCTGCCCTGGCCGTCCAGCCCCACGCGAATCGCCGCGCCCGACCAGATGAGAAGCGCGTTGACCTCCAGTTCGTTGCCGCTGAAGGCGTGCCCGGCGCCGGAGCGCCAGACCTGCAGGCCGTCGCCCATGTACGCCGTCGCGCCGGCGCCGCCCTCGATCTCGGTGAAGCTGATCCGGTTGCGGGCGATGCTGCCTTCGTTGGTCGAGAACACCGCGCCCGCCGGCGAGCCCGCGCCGCCGTCGAAAAGCACGCGCTGGAAGTGCACGCGGTTGTCGACGATGAGCGGCGGGCTTCCCTGCGGGAACGCGGCGCGCGGCGAGAAGAGCACCGCCGCGCCGCCGTTGCCGGAGCGGAAGACGATGCGGCCATACCACGCGAGCGTGGAGTGCAGCATGGTGTCGAAGACGACGCCGTACTGCACCGAAGGAGCGAACTCGACGTTGATCGCGCCGACGACGAGCCGCGCGCCTTGCATCGGCAGGAGGTTGATCGAGGCGTTGCAGCCGATGGTCGCGGTGTACACGTTCGTGGCGAGCTGGCCGCCGCCGACGGCCTCGAACTCGTGGCCGTTCTGGATGGCGAAGTTCATCGCCTCGGGCAGCCCGCCGCACTGCGAGCCGGCGGTCGAGAGCACCGAGCCGTCGGGCTTGTACGCGACCCACGCGCCGGCCTGCTGCACGAGGGAGACCTTGCCCGGGATCTGCGCGAGCGCCGCGGGCGTAGCCAGCAGCAGGGCGAGCGCCGCCGCTCCGGCCGCCGCGCGCCGGAGGGCCTGAAGGAGGCGGGTCACTTGACGATCCGGGCGTGCCAGGCGGCGCGCTTGTCGCGCGCGGGGATGTCGGCAGCATCGACCACGCGCACGCCCTTCGCGCCGGGCGGCAGGTCCTTCGCCGCGATGCGGGCGACGAACTGGTCCTCGGTCTCGGCCCAGTCGGCGACGGCGCCCTCGAGCGGCCATTGCCGGCAGAACTCGTCGACCTTCACCGGGGCCGCGCGCTTCAGCACCGCCCCATCGGCGAGCGTAACGCTCCTCGCCAGGCGCGCGCCCTCGAAGGGCTTGAGCACCGCGACGCTGCCGTCGTCCTGCGTGTAAACGATCGCCTTGGCCATCACTGGTCTCCGAAGCCGGCGGCGAACTGGCGGTTGCCGCCGTCGGTCGCGCCGCCCGAGTTGAAGAGGTTGAAGCGCGCCGACCCGGTCGCGCGCGCGGCGACGGTCATGGCGGTGAAGGTGTTGCCGAACGGGATGGCGAGCGGCACGTGGCTGGAGGACGAGAACGCGGTGCTGAAGTTGACGGTCCAGTCGCCGGTGCCGTGGTCCGTCACGCTCGACACGTTGTAGCCGACCGCGACGTTGCCGGCGTTGTCCCAGTCGGCCCACCACTTCGCGGCGCTCGGGTGGTACTGCTGGCGCCCCGGCGACACCGCGCGCGCGACGTCGGTGCCGGTCTCGATCTCGGTCTGCGTGGCGATCTCGAGCACGCCGGCGACGGTGTCGGAGGCGGCGGGCGGTGGCGCGGCGATCGCGCGCCAGCGGGCGGTGGTGCCGTCGTACTGCAGCACCGCGACCTGGTCGGCGGCGAGCGTGACGTCGTTGGCGAGGGCGAGCCGGTTGGCCGCGGTGCCGGTGGCGCCGTCGTCGTCCTTCAGCACCAGCGCGTTGCTGCCGGCGTTGTGGATGACGAGCAGCCGCCCCGGCGCGCCGCCGGCGATGCTGGTGATGTTGCGCGAAGCGTCCGTGCTGAGACGCAGCACCGACGCGGTGGCAAGGCCCGTCGGGTTGTAGTCGTTCTGGTTCGACGTGATCTGCGAGGGCGAGATCACGCCCGAGACGGTCACGCGCTGCGGCAGGTCGTCGGCGTCCGGCACGACGTCGGTGCCATTGCAATGCAGCGCCGAGCGGCCGCCCTGCGGGACCAGCACGCCGGTCTGCCCGGAGACCTTGACCGTCAGCGTGAAGGCGCCGCTGGTGTTGTTGTAGACGAGCCAGTCCCAGACGGTCGTGTCGACGATGACGCTGATGTTGCCCGTCAGCGTGCCGGTGAGGATCAGCACGCGGCGGCGCTGCTCGAGCGCGGTGAGCGTAACGTCGGCCGAGCCGGCGACGGACTTGGAGAGCGACCTCGGCTGCCCGAACCACGCCGGCCAGCCGCAGCGCAGTTTCCTTGTGCCGGCGGCCCAGTCGACGGCGGCGTCGCCGTTGGACGAGGCGAGGACGTGCGTACGCGCGAGCGTGTCGGGGCTCGCGCTGTAGGTGCCGAGGCCGACTTCCCAGTTGACGTCGTCGGTGGCGAAGTACGGGGCGTAGTTGGCCGCGCCGATCGCGGAGAAGGGCTGGAAGCCCGTCACCGCGCCGGCGAGGGCGTACGAGCCCGTGCCGGTGGTGGTGCTGGTCTCGCGGATCCGGTCGTCGACAACCATCGCGGCCATCAGAGTCGCTCCTCGATCGTGAACTTCTGGCTATAGAGGGCAAGGCGCGGCTCGACCAGCGCCGAGAGCTGCTCGAGCTGGCCGAACACGGCCTGCTCGGGGAGGTACGCGCCCTCCGCATCGGGGATCGCCAGCACGTCGCCGGTGAGGCCCTGCGCGACCGCGAGCGCGAAAGCGTTGCCGTACATCTCGGCCTCGCCCATGAATTCGAGCGAGAAGTCGAGCACGCGCGCCTTGGGCCGCACGTCCGCGTACGACTGCCCGCCCGAGGACTTCGTTTTCTTGGACGGATCGTCGACGCGGACCGACCAGCCGAGCTGCATGTTGATCGACGGCTCCCACGCGGGGCCGAGGAAAAGCCGCCCCGCCTCGAGGTAGTCGAGCGACGCGTCGGCGAGATCGATCCTCCAGTAGCGCGAGGCGACCTCGGTGAAGGCCTTGTACACGCCGCCATAGCCCGCCTTCGCGCCAGCGGCGACGGTGCCCGAGTCGTAGGCGAGGCTGCCGGTGGCCGTCGGGTCGGTGACGGAACCCCGGATGCGGATGGTCGCCGCCGCGGTGAGGTTCGCGCCGAGCAGCGCCAGCACGCCGCAATCGAGGGACGCCCCGAGGTCGACGAGCACGTACGCGCTTGCCGCGCCGTCGGTCCGCCACTTGCGGCTGACGTGCTGCTGCTGCAGGTTGGACACGGGCAGCGTGTCGAGCGCGCTGTCGGTGCTCACGCTCCCGGCGTCGGCGAAGTTCTCCCAGGCGATGAGCATCAGACGAGGACCTCCAGCTGCGCCGTGTGCCCGATGATCCGCGTGCCGGTGACGCGGCCGTCCGCGCCGGTGGCGAGGCCGTGCCGGGGTTTCGTCAGCCGCACCACGTCGCCGACGTCGCGCAGCGCCGCGACGAGCGGCAGCGGCACGGTGAACATCGCGCGCGGGCTCGCCCAGATGGCGAAGAGCCGCGTGGCCTCGTCCACGGCGTCGTCCTCGTCCGCGTACAGGCCGGGCCCGGGCCCCAGCTCGACGGCCAGGCGCCGCTGGCTCTTGACCGTGGCGTCCTCCACCGCGGCGACGCGCACCGCCTCGGCGGCGAAGGTCCGCTGCGCGGCGGTGACGAGCTCGGCGAGGTCGTTCTGCACCGTGTAGTTCTTCTGCCAGCCGACCGTGACGCGCCAGGCGATCGGCTCCACCGCCGCCGGGAGCGGCCCCCGCGCGAGCGTGCCGATCTCCTCCCCGGTGTAGCTCGCGGCCGGCGCGCCGGTCGGCAGCGACAGGCGCCCCAGCGTGAACTGCCCCGCGCGCGAGAACCCGCCGAAGCCGCCGCAGTTGGCGAGCAACGCGTCGATCGCCGCCGCGCAGGACACGGGGTCGGTGCCCGCCCAGAAGCCGACCGACGCGGGCACCAGCGTCTCGAAGGCGGCGAAGGACACCGGGTCGATCTCGCCCGACACCACCGCGCCGCGATCGACGAGCACGCGCCGCACGAGCGCGCCCGTGGTGTCGATGTACCCGGCGCCCGAGGCGTCGCCCTCGACGTCGGCGGTGACGGTGCCGTCGGGCGTCGCGCCGAGCGTGAAGGTGCCGAGCGTGGTGTTGACCTGGTATTGCCCCGCGGCGGGCGCGCCGCCGACCTTGGTGAGCGCGATGCCGCGGTCGTACACGGCGGGCACATCCTGGATGGCGCCGTCCGACACCTGGTAGATGAGGTTTCCCGCGTCGACCAGCACGGCCGGCACGCCGAACACGGCGCCGCCGCACCAGGGCTTCTGCTTGCCTTTCAGGTCGTCGCCGCCCTCGAGGCCTCCGCTGCCCGCGTACGTGCTCGGGTTGACGAGGCGCTCTTCGAGCCTTGCGGCGCCGTCCGAGAGCACGAGCCGCAGCGTGTCGTCGATCGACGATTCGCGCACGACACCGGAGAAGACGAGACGGTACTCGCCCTTCGCGGAGTCTGGCGGGCCGAGCCAGAGCCGCGCCGCGCGGCCGTCGAGCGCGAAGTCGTCGACGAGCTGGTCCAGGCCGCCGTCGTCGTTCGCGAGCATCGCCTCCGCGTACACGCGGATGAGCCCACCGAGCCCCTGGCGTCCGGCGATCGAGCGCTCGAGCCGCACCTGGTCGCCCATGAGCCGCCCGTCGAAGTGCGTGCGGTCGGGCACGTCGCCCTCGTGCGAGGTGTAGCCGTGCGTGCTCCAGTACTGCGTGATCTCGCCGCCGGCGGAGCCTGCGACCAGCTCCGCGAAGGCCAGCTCGCCGAAGCCCGCGCCGCCGAAGCCCGCGTCGTCGGCGTCGTCGGGCGCGAGGCTGAAGGCGTCGACTTCGAGCAGCCAGCAGCGCGGCGCGGCCGGGATGCCGAGCCAGGCGGCGTACGCGTCGGCCGCTTCGGCGACGGAATCGTCCGCCTCGCCGAAGGCAAAATCGCCGAAGGCGCCTTCGCCGAACATCAGGCGGCCAGCCGGCGAACCTCGCCGCGCAGCAGCTCGAGCTGGGTCTTCATCTCGCCGAACTCGCGCACGAGCGTGGCATTGGTCTCGGCGCCCGCCTGCAGGATGCTGATGGAGACGCCGCGCAACAGGTCGTTCTGCACCTCGCGCTGGCGCGAGAGCACGTCGTTCAGCGCGCGGTTGGTCTCGACGAAGAGGTTCTGGAAGCCGCCGCCCGAGGCGAACGCGCTGCGCCCGATGCCGAGGAGCGATTGCGCCGCGCCCGGCAGCGCCTGCACGGCGCCCAGGTCGCCGCCCAAGGCCTGCGCGTAGGTCGAATCGAAGATGCCGCGCGCGGCGTTCAGGCGGTCCATCGGCGAGCGGTACTCGCTGGTCGCAAGGCCCCCGACCGCGCCCTGCAGCGTGTCGATGCCGAGGCGCCCCGAGAGCCCCCGCACAGCGTCCGACAGCCCGGCGGCGACGCGCGCCTCCTCGCGCTGCACGGCTTCGAGCGCGGCAGCCGCGTCCTCCATGGCCTTGGCCGCGGCCTTCTGCGCCTGCAGCGCCTCCTCCTGCTTTTGCTCTGCAGCGCGGCGCGCGGGCTCGATCTTCTGCAGGAGCTTCTGCCACATGGCGTCGGCCGACTCGCCGGGCGCGCCCTCGAAGTAGCCCAAGTGCTGCGCGAGCACCTCGGGGTCGTAATGGGTCGGGTCGTTGAGCATCGCGTTGAGCAGCGCGAAGCCGGGCAGCGCCGTGACGCCGGCGCCGGAGAAGTCGTTCTGGCTGACGTGAAAGCCCCCGCTCGTACGCAGCACGCCGAGCTGAGTGGGCTTGGGCGCGCCGCCCCCGCCGAAGAGGTCGCCTCCGAAGAGGCTGAGCGCGCCGAGCGCGATACCCGCGGGGCCGAGCAGGCTCGCGACACCGGCGCCGCCGGCCACCGCACCGGCGCCGCCCAGGGCGGCGGCTTCGGTCATGGCCGTGAGCCCCGCCACCTCGCCGAACGCGCCGACCGAAGCGCCGCTCGCGAGGAACCCGGAGCTGCCGCCGCCGAAGAGCCCGCTGAGGTCGAACCCGCCACCGGGGAAGCCGCCGATCGAGCGCGCGGCCTGCGGCACGAGCATGTTGGTGATCGAGCCGGCGGCCTGCTGGATGACCGGGCGCAGCACGGGCTCCAGCACCATGCGCTGGAACATGGAGACGATCGCGTCGCGCGCGCGCTGGGCGAAGGACACGCTGCGGTCCCAGGGCGTGGTGAGCGCGTCGGTGAGCGAGCGCTCGATGGAGTCGGCCGTGCGCTGCCATTCCTCGTTCGCCTTCTTCGCCGCCTCGACCTGGGCGTTCTTCGCGGCTTCCTGGCCGACGAGCGTGCGGCGGGCCTTCAGCACCTCTAGCTGGCGCTCGAGGATCCGCGTGTACGCCTCGTCGGTCTCGCCCGCGCGCGAGGCCATGATGTCGCGCTCCTGCGCGGCGATCATGTCGTCGACGCGCGCTTCCTTCAGCCGCACGAGGGCATCCGCCGAGAGGCCGATCTCCTCGATGCGCTCGCGCTCCTTTCGCAGCTCCTCCTCGGCCTGCTCGATCGACTTGTGCTGCTGCTCGAGGAACTGGTTGCGCTCGCGCATGATTTCCATGTCGAGCTTCTTCCTGGCCTCGGCGGCATCCTTCGCTTTCTTCGCCATGTCGATCTCGCCGGCAAGGGCGAGCGCCGTGGCCTGCACCTCGTGCGAGTACTGCTTCGTGCCCTCGGTGAGCTTGCGCATGACCGAGTCGAAGACGGAGGCATGCTCGCCGGTCCGCGCGTACGCGGCGGCCAACTGGTCCTGCAGCGAAAGGAGCAGCTCGGCGCCGCCGTCTCCTTCCTTCTTCTCCTTCTTCGGCGACGGCACGTACTTCAGCTCGAAGGGCTGCGGCATGCCGGTGTCGCCGACGAAGCCGCTCGGCACGCCGCGCCAGTTGGCGCCGAGCCCCGCCGTGGCCCAGAGGTCGGGGCCGCCCTTCTTGTTCGGGCTCAGGCCCTCGATCGCGCCGAGGCCCTTCTCGGCGAGCCAGCCGCCGATGCCGAGCAGACCGCTGCCCGCCGCCTCTCGCCAACCCTGCACGACGAGGCCGAACTTGCCGCCCTCCTCGTTCGCCTTGATGAGGCGCTGCACCAGGGCATCCATCGCCGGCACCATGTCGAGCAGCACGGCGCGCTTGGCGTCCTCCAGCGACATCGTCAGCCGCCGGATGTTCTTTTCCAGCTTGTCGGCTTCCTCGGCCTGCTGCTTGGTGACCTTGGCGGCGCCGAGCCCCTGCTCGGCGATGTCCTTCAGGAGCGGCAGGTACTTCTGCGCGCCCTTGCCGAGGAGGTCCTGCGTCAGCGCGACCTTGTCGCCGCCGTCCTCGTACTGGGCGAGCGCCTTGGCGACGTCCTCGAGGATCTCGACCGAGTCGCGAAAGCTGCCGTTGGCGTTCTTCGCGGCGATGCCGAGGAACTCCAGCGCGTGGGAGGCGGCCTGCCCCTCCTCGTCGGCCCCCTTGAGGCCCTTGATCATCGTGCCGATGGCGGCCGTGAGGCCGCCGAAGTCGTGGCCGCCGATCTTGGCCACGGCCTGGACGCGCGACAGGTTCTCGACCGTCGAGCCCGCGGCGGTGGCCATGTTGCCCAGGGCCCCGGTGGCCTTGATGATCTCGGCCGCGTACGCCGCCATCGCGCCGACGCTGAGCGTGACGCCGACGGCGCCGAGCGCCCCCTTGACGGCGTCCGCGCCCGTACGCAGGCTGCCCAGCGCCGCGCCGACCTGCCAGAGCCCGCGCGTCGCCCCGTCGACGTGCGCGGTGATCTCGATGCGCTCGACGGAGGTGTTGGTGGTCATGGGCGTTTACCCTTCTTCGCGTCGGGCGGCGGGGGCGCCGCCGCGGCGAGGAACAGCCGGTCGAGCTCGAAAAGCCAGTCGACTTCGTGCGCGAGCGGCCGCACGCCGTGCCAGGCAGACCAGGCGGCGAGGTCCGCGTACGCGATCGGCGCCGGCCCGAAGCCGCCACCGCCGCGCCGCGCCGAGATCTCGGTGAACCACTCGAGCACGTGCGCGGCAACGTCGGGCAGCGGCGGGATTTCCAGCTCCGCGATCGCGCCCGCCGCGCCCTGCGCCGCGGCGGCTTCGAGGTGCTCGCGGCGCGTTCGCCCGTCCGGCATCCGCTCGCCGAGCCGGAAGAGCGCGCGCGCGTGCGCAATCAGCTCGTCGCGGACCTCGGCAAGAAATTTGCGCGTTCGGCGAGGAAGGCGTCGGCCTGCTCGCGAAAGTGCGGGAACTCGCGGTAGAGCTTCCTCGCGTTGGCCGCCGTGTACGCGAAGGCCTCGCCCTTCCAGCTGAAGGCGGACCAGCCGGCGGTGGCGGCGACGAGGAGCTCGAGCGCCTGCTCGTCGAGCTCCTCGAGCGTGAACTGCTTCTGCCGGTTCTTGAGCAACGCCGCCCGGTTGGCGGCCGCCTGGGCGCGCCGCGCGGCCTCGTACGCATCGGAGTCGGCGCCGCGCAGCACGAGCCGGATGCCGGTGGCGCGGCCGTCGGGCGACTTCAGCTCCAGCTCGCGGCCTTCGTTGGCGCCGCCCCGGGTGTCGAAGGCGGCGAGGTCGATCGCCGCCGGGTTGCCTTCGCTCATCGTCTTCTCCTCGATGGGTTGCGGCGGCCGGCTACGCCGCCTGGGTGTCCTGCACGCTCATCGTCGTGGCGAGCGAGTCGGTGCCGGTGCCGCCGGTGACGTCCTTCAGGGCGGTGAAGGGGATCGTTTGCACGATGCCCTTCTCGCCGTCGTCCTTGGCCGCGCCTCCCAGCTTGATGCGCGGGAAGACGAAGACGAGCCCGTCCGCGGTGGCGGACTCCGAAGCCATCATCGCGCCGACCAGCGACACTTCGGTCTCGTCGTCGAAGGCATCGCGGTGCACGCCGTTCTCGAAGTAGGCGGTGAACTGGCCGCTGACGGTCACGCGTCCCGGGAAGATGCCGGGCACGAGGTCGCTGCCGACAACCGGCCCCATCTGCAGGTTCTCGGAGACCTGGAACGACAGGCCCGTCAGCACGCCCTGGGCGGTTCCGTTGACGAGCACCAGGCCGCTGACCGCGGCGACGAGGCCGGTGGTGGTCTCGTCGGTCGGCGTGGTGAAGTACTCGGCGGTGCCGGTCTCGCGGTCGCGGCCGGAGAAGGCGAGGTCGATGCTGGCGATGCCCGTCGGCGGCAGCGCGACACCGAGGCTCGCGAGCTTGCAGCCGACGTAGCGCTCGGACTGCGCGTTGTCCGAGAACCAGTGCTCGATGGTGAAGCTGTCGTCGAGGTGGCCGGTCGAGGGCACCCAGGTCTTCTTGCCGACCTGCGTGGTGACGATGGTGTCGCCCGTGCCGTTCGTGGCGATCGCGGTGCCGTCGAGGAACGTGCCGTTCATCGCCGTGCCGCTGACCGAGGAGATGAGGAAGTTGCGGCTGTTCATGCCCGTGCCGGTCGAGAAGCCGGTGAAGCGCACGAGGTCGCCGACCTTGCGCCCGTCGGTGAGAAAGTTGCCGGTGCTGCGCGAGATGTACGGCGCGGCGGTGCTGACGACGATGTCCGCGGCGGTGGTGATGACCGCGGCCTGGAAGGCCTGGCGCAGCGCGGCGCGGAAGAAGTCCGCGTACGTGCCCGGCGAGAGCTCGCCGGAGATGTTGCCGCCGACCGAGCGAACACCGTGCCGGAAGTCGGCGACCTGCCGATCCTTGCGGATCTCGGCCGACTGGTAGGTGTCCTTCGCGAGGTCGAGGTTGCTCTGCACGCGGCGCAGCAGCTGCCCGCTGGTGGCGCCGGGCAGCACCGCCCACGACGATTCGCGCTTGTAGCGCAGTTCCTTGGCGACGCCGCTGGCAATGGTCATTGCGATCTCCTATCGAGGGATGTCCGGCGCGTTGAGCGCCGAGTAGTAGAAGCACGTAAAGCGCATGGCGATCATGGCGACGGCCTGCTCGCCATCGCCGTTCAAGTCGGGCTCCGCGATGCCAGCGGGCTGGATCCACTTCACCAGCCCGCCGAGGGTCTGGTCGGCGGCGAGCGCGACCTGCACTTCCTTGGCGACCTGGTCGAGCGTGTCGAGGTACGTCGCGGCGGTGGTCTTCACCGCGGCGCGCAGCACCAGGTCGAGCGAGCGCTCCATGAGCCGCCCGGCGCCGCCAAGGCTCGCGGCGGCGATGTCCTCCCCGCCCATGTCGACGAGGAGCGAGGGCCCGTTCCCCGCCGGCAGCGGCGTCATGCGCCCCGTGTAAACGCGGCCGCCGGTGGTGGAGAGCCCGGTGCACGCGGCGACGACCGCGTCGCGGATGCGCTTTCGCAGGTGGTCGGCCATCAGGCGGACTGCTGCAGGACGAGCACCGTGACGCCGCTGGGGTCGTCGGGCTGCACGGCGGTGATCTCGTAGTCGACCGAGCCGCGCGTGATGGTGTCGCCCTGCGCGACGTCGGTGATGTCCTCGGCCATGACCGCGAAGCGCGGTAGCGACGACTCGAAGCCCGCATCGCCCATGCCGCCCGGCAGAACCGCGTACGGGGCAGCGAACACCCCCCTCACCGATGACCCCGCCGAGGTGCCATGGGTGAAGGTCGCATCCTCGCCAAGCCGCGCGAGGATGCGACGCATGTGAAGCGGCCAGTCCACGCCCCGCTCAGGCGAGCGTGTTGCCGACCGGCCAGAGCTTGACGCGCGCGGTGGTGTCGAGCGTGCCGCAGGTGCCCAGCGCGAGGCCGACGCCGAGCATGCCGCCCGTCGCGGTGGTGATCTTCTTCGTCGAGCTGTTCCAGTACAGGCGAGCGCCGCCTGCGTAGGCCTGCCCGGTGGTCTTGGCGAGGTCGAAGACGCCCTCGGTCCAGATCGGGCCGGTCTGCCCGGAGCTGCAGGTGCCGGGCGCGACGCCGAAGAGGCCGACGCCGACCTGGATGCCCTCGCCCGAGGCGAAGTTGTCGGGATAGACGACGTCGACCGCGCCGCCCGGTTGCACGTAGTTGTTCATGTTGCGGTTCCTTGTTCAGGTGCTTCGTGGGGTTGCCGCCGGCCAGCCCCGGCGGCGCGTGTCGTTGCGGATGCTGCGCGGTGGATCAGGAGCCCTGCGACTTCCACAGCCCGCGGAAGTCGAGCGCCTTGGCGGCGAAGTCGAGGCGGACCTTCAGCTCCATGCCGTCGATGTCCCAGCCCATGCGCGTCTCGAGGTACACGCCCTCCTGCCCTTCCAGGTAGCTGTACTCGATGGAGTCGATCTGCATCGGGTCGGCCGCCAGGTACCACGCGGCGGTGGAGTTCGCGTCGAGGCGCGGCTCGCAGATCGGCACCAGCGGGTTGCGGCCGCCCGGGGCAAACGGGTTGATGCTCGACTGCGCGTTGGCGACGTAGTTGGCGCTGGTGTACTGCTCGGCCTGCCCTTCCTTCGCCGCCGGGACGATGAGGAACTTCGGCGCGACGTTGATGACGCGCCCCTCGAGCCCGGTCTGCTTGCGCATCAGCGCGCGCCCGGCGCCGATGGTGTCGACGTTGATGGTGCCCGTCGCCGCCCCGGTGCTGAGGTTGAGGTGAGTCGCCGAGAAGAGCGCCGCGCCGGTGGTCTGCAGCGTGCCGTTCGTGGTGACGATGCCGTAGACCGTGTCCGACTCCAGGTCCGCCGCGGCGACCGCGGCGAGGGCCGGCAGGCGCGTGAAGGCACCCATGTCGTCGTTGACGATGGTCTGCCGGTTGATGCCGAGGATGCGCCCGTAGGTGGCCAGCGCGTAGTACTCCTTGCCATCGGACACCGTGCCGCGCTTGAACTCGCCGCCGCTCTTCACCTCCAGCAGGCTCGGCGCGCCGGAGAGCTGCACGCGGTTGATGTTCTTGAAGTCCGGCGCGGTGCCGCGGTTGCACCAGGGCACGAAGGTGCGGGGCGTGCCCTCGTACGCGCGGCGCAGGCTCTTGTTGGCGGCGTCGAGCACGATGTTGGGCAGGTCGGAGCCGGACTGGAAGGTGCGCTCCCACATGCGGTTCATCGACATGCCCTCGGTGCGCTCGCCGCGCAGCTCGAGCATCTTGCGCATCAGCTCGCGCAGCGTGTAGCCGGCCCACGGGCGCGAGGCGTCCTCGAGCTTGTGGCGGCCGGGCTCGGCGCGGTGCAGCAGCGCGCCGACGATCAGCGCGCGGCGCTTCTCGACCTCGTCCTCGACGGTCTGGATGCCGGCGTGGCCGCCGCGCACCTCGGTCTGCCGGGTCTTCTCGGCGAGGATCTCGAGCACGCGCGTGCGCGCGGCCTCGAGGGTCGGGCCGGGCTTCTCGGCGGTGCCGATCAGCTCGTCCTCGACGGCGCGATCGAGCTGGTGCGCCGCGCACAGGGCGCGGATCTCGGCGATGCGGGTGCGCTCGGCGGCCGCGGCGTCCGCGAGCGCCTTCTGGCGCGCGGCTTCCTGGCGCGCCTGCTCTTCCTGCTGGCGCTGCTTGGCGGCGTCCTCGGCCGCCCGGATTTCTTCGGGGGTCATGCTCTCGTCCTTTCGTTGGGTGGCGGGAACCGCCGGGATGGCGGTGTCGATGATTTCGCAGGGATACGTGCGATCCTTCTCGGGGGAGCGGACCCCTGCACCTGCGTCCGCTCCGATCGGAACCAGCGAGAGCTCCATGGGCTCCCAGTCGATGGCGCGATAGACCATCAAGCCTTCGCTGCGCTCGTCGGGCGGCAGCTGCTCCATCCGGAGGACCCGGTAGCCGCACGAGACGTTGACGATGATCTTGTCCTTCACGTCGCGGAAGATCGTGTCGACCTCCTCGCGCTTGGAGAAGCGCACGTCGGCCGAGCCCTCGCGGCCGTCGACCCTGGCGCTGCCGGACTCCACGACGCCGAGCACGCCGGAGAGGTCCCAGCGATTGTGCGTGTCGAGGAGCGGCGCGCCGTTGTTCAGGCGATCGAGCCGCACGTGGCCAGGCTGCAGGGAGAGCTCCTCCATGTAGTACTGGCCGCGCTCCCAGTCGAAGCGCTTCACGCGGCCGCCCGCGCTCCAGACGAGGTGCGCGGTGCGGGTCTCGGCGTTGACTTCGCCGATCGGCGCGAGGCGCGTCTGCATGGGCAGGTCGAGGCGGCGGACGGTCATCGGGTTTCTCCTTCGGTCAGATCGGGAACGGCCGGGGGGCGACGCCTTCGAGCGTCATGCGCGTACGCACGTCGAGCCAGGCCTCGTAGTGCGCCTGCGCGGCGAGGCGGATCCAGTCGCGCTCCTCCAGCGAGCCCAGGCCCAGGCGCGCCATGGCGCGCAGGACCCACTGGTAGCAGCCCGCGGTCTGGAAGAAGCGGTGCTCGTCGACCGGCGCGCGCTCGGCCTCGGGCAGCGCGCGGATGACGCCCTCGAGCCCGGTGTTGGCGGGGTCGGCGTGGTGCACGTACGTGTACAGCGGCCGGTCGACGAACCAGAAGCCGCCCAGCACGCAGGCCATCGCCGGCAGCCAGACGTCGTTGCCGCCGACGTCGGGCAGCGGCAGGACGCGGTTCCAGAGCTCGCGGCGCCACGCGGGCGCGGAGGAGCCGCCGACCTTCCTGTCGACGACGTCCTCGACGGTGACCCAGCCCTCGCGCGCGAAGCCGGTGCGGCCGACGGGGACGATGCCCGACGGGTCCTCGAAGCGCATGGCGGCGCCGACCATCGAGGCGCCCGTGCGCTCGAAGGCTTCCAGCAGCACGGCCGCACGATCCGGCTCGGCGTAGTCGTCGCTCGCCGAGGGGATGATGATGTCGGCGTCGAGCACCTCGTGCAGCCAGCTGAGGTGGTCGTTCATGCCCGCCATGCCGCGGCGCGCGGTCTTCGGGCAGTCGAGCACGCGCACGCGGTGCGGGCCCGCGTACTCGCCGGCGAGGCGCTCGAGGATCTCGCGCGTGCCGTCTTTCGAGCCCTGGTCGGAGAGCACGATCTCCAGCGGCGCCCCGGCCTGCGCGAAGGCGGAGCGCACGCAGCGCTCGAGGTGCGGGGCGAGGTGGGCCTTGTCCCGCGTGAAGACGACGTAGGCGGCTTTCATCGCGCGTACGCCAGTTCGTCGTTGCCCCAGCGCACGAGCCCCGCCTGCCGGGACCGCCCGATGCGGATGAGGGCCATGCACAGGTCCTGCACGTTGTCGCGCACCACGCGCCCCGCGCGCACGACGCCGACGCCGGGCATGAGGCGCAGCACGCTCTCGGCGGCGAGCTTCTGGCGCTGGTAGGCCGCCGCCCCCATCCATTCGATGGACATGCTCGAGATCCAGACGACGAAGCCGCCGCGCTCGGTGACGATGCGCGCGACCTCGATCGGGCCGTCGACGTTGACGAGGAAGGAGTCCTGGCTGCCCTCGCAGCGCTTGGCGCCGTTGGCGCCGGCGCAGATGTACGCGATGTCGCACGCCGGCACCTCGCGCACGTCGCGCAGGTCGAGGTGCAGGTGCTGGCCGCCGGGACGCGAGCTGGTGCCGATCGCGCCGGGCAGCATGCCGAACAGGGCGCCTCCGATGAATCCGGTACAGCCGATGACGAGCTCTTTCATGGCTTCTCTCCGATGAAGAGGGTTCCTTCCTTGTAGTGCCCGGGCACGTCTTTCGCGGCGCGGACTGGCTCCCAGGACCGGCCGCCGCGATGGACCCACATCGCCCGGGCGCCGGCGAAGTGGGCGTAAATGGCGTCCGCGTTGGCGCGGCTGCCGACTTCCACGAGGAACTCGCAGCGCTGGCGCGCGGTGACGGTCGCGAGCAGCGCCGCCTCGTGGCCCTCGACGTCGATCTTGGCGAGGTCGGCCCAGTCGAAGAGCGGCCGGCAGTCGAGCGTCAGCACGCGGATGACCTCGGTCGGCCCGTACGCGTCGCGCGCGCCGGCGAGATGGCTGGCGGTGCCGTTGTCGAGCACGCGCACGAAGTCGGCGCCGCCCGCCGCGGTGGAGACGGCGGCCTGCACGGCGGCGATCGACGCGACCAGGCCGTGCTCGGCGACGTTCCTGACCAGCTCGGCGTGGTGCCGCGGGTCCGGCTCGAAGGCGCGGACTTGCCAGCCGGCCTGCGCCATCAGGAGCGCGTGGATGCCGACGTTCGCGCCGACGTCGAGCGCGGTGGCGTAGCGGCCGGCGTTGCGCTCGTAGAAGTCGAAGAGCACCTGCTCGCGCGCCTCGAAGAGGTCGTCGGAGCTGACCTTGCCCATGCGGACGAACGGGATGCGCAGCCCCCGCTTGTCTGGCGCGCGACGCGCGGCGGCGAGCTTCATTTCGCGTCCTCCCCTGGCGCGGGCGAGCCCTCGGCGCCGGGCTTGACCGGCTCCTCGGCGGGCGGCTTCGCCTCGGGTTGCGCCGCGACGGCGGCGTCGGTGTCGACGACGATGCCCAGCTGCTTTAGCTCGTTGCGCTCGGCGGCGAGCTCGTCGAAGACTTCCTCGGGGTCGAAGCCGAGCTCGCGGATCTTCTCCGAGAGCGACGACAGGCCGCCGCGGACCTCCTCCTTCGCGGCCTTGATGTCGTCGACCGGGTTGACGTACGGCCAGCGCGGCGCAGTCCATTCGGGCGCGTAGTTCGGCGTGCGGATGCTGCCCGCGGTCCAGGCTGCCTCGAGGAACCACCCGGCGATGCGCCGCATGACGATCGGCATGAAGTAGGTCCAGCGCCAGGTCTCGACCATGTCTCGGAAGTCGCCCATGCCGCTGCGGATCGACGAGTAGTTGACCCGCGAGATGTCGCCGGTGAGCTGCTCGTAGGTGACGCCGGCGCCGGCGGCGATGGCGTGCAGCTCCTCGACGCTGAAGCCGTCGTCGGAGCCCGTGGTCGGGTTGGCGAACTTGACGTCGGCGCCAGACTGCAGGTACTCGATCATGCCGGGCGCGAGCGTCTCCTGGCGCTGCGTGGCGCTGTTGCCGTCGTCGTCGGTGACGGTCTCGGTGGTGGCCTGGCCGAGCGGCGCGGTGGGCGTGCCGCCGACGACGAACGCGGCGAAGCAGGCTTCGATCTTCTTCTTGACGAGGAGCGCGTCGCGGTAGTCGTCGTGGTCGCGCAGCCGCATCATCGAGGCGGCGAGGCGCGAGATGAAGCGCAGCTGCCCCGGGCGCTTCTTCTCGCCGAAGAGGATCACTTCCGAGTACGGCACGCGCTTCGATTCGAGCGAGCGCGGCAGGAGCAGGCTTTCGCCGGGGTGCTGCTCGTACAGCCAGAGCGCCTGCTTGCGGCCGTGGCGGTCGACTTCGACGCCGGCGATGATGTAGTTGCCGCCCGAGGTCGGGCCGTAGCGCGTGGCGTCGACGTAGTCGGATTCGAGCACCTGCAGCTTGAGCGGCACTCGCCCGGTGGTCTCGCGCACGCGCCGCACCAGGCACTCGCCCGACTCGAAGCTCGCGCGCGCGCTGAGCTGCTGCAGGCCGTAGAGGTCGAGGTCGCCCTCGAAGTCGCAGTTCTCGGTGAACTCCTTCCATGCGGCTTTGGCGCCGTCCGGCCAGCGTGCCCGGATGCCGGTGCCGACGCTCTTGGCGGCGAGTACGTCGATCGCCCGCCCCGCGTACGGGTTGTTGCGCACGAGCTCGCGCGCGCGATTGCGGACGGTGGCGAGCGACCCGGAGACCTCGCTGGTCGCCGAGCTTCCGCTGGAGTGCCAGCCGGCGGTGCGGCGCCCGTGCTTGCCGGCGTCGTACGCGCGCAGCACCTCGGCGGCGTTGCGCCAGGCGGCCGTCATCGCCACGGCGCGCGCGCGCTCGGCGTCCCGGCGCCCGAAGACGAGCCCCACGAGATCGCGCAACGTCACCGTCTAGTCCCGGCTGTGCGCGGCGTAGCTGCGCCGCGGCGTGGTGTCGGTGATCGCGCCGGAGGCGATGAGCTCGCCCCGGATGAGGTCGCGCGCGGCCTTCAGGTCGGCGATGCTGCGGTACTCGACGCGCTTGCCCTCGAACTGCACGACGAGCTCACCGCTCGCCAGCGCCGCCTCGATCGCCTCGAGCTGGGTGACGGTGAACCCGGGCATGTCAGGCCACCGCCTTGACGACGAAGCGCCGGTCGACGGCCTCGAGGACCTGGTCGACCGAGATCGTGGCCTGGCACTTTGCGAGGCGCGTCGCTTCGTCCTGGTTGCACATCTGCCAGCCGTTCTGCAGGTAGTGGATGCGGTGGCAGGGCCAGCATTCGGCGTCGCCGTGCAGCGCGACGGTGTTGGACCAGTCGCGCGTGAGGTTCTTCGCGGTCGAGTGCGAGAGCAGGACGACCTTGCGCATCGGCTCGTTGGCGACGGCGTTCAGGATGCCGGTCTCCTGCCCGGCAACGAGGTCGGCGAGCTGCGCGAAGGCGAGCGCTTCGCGGATGCCCCAGCCTCGCCCGACGACATGCAGGCCGGCGCGCGGCGCGAGCGCGAGGCCGCGCATCTCACCCAGCACCCAAACGTCGTAGCCGCGCGCGATGAGGCCGTCGCAGAGGTCGCTGACATAGGGCCAGAACTTGGGCAGCGTGCTGCCGGAGACAGCGAAGACGGCGCTCTTCCTCCCCGGCACCTGGCGTAGCGCCGCCGCGCTGCGCTCCTCGGGCGTGGCGACGAAGCGCTGCTGGTAGCGCCGCGAGGTGCCCGCGAGGCGATGCACGGCTTCGAGGTAGTTGTGGCCGAAGATGCGCCGGCGCTCCTCGGCCGGCCAGTAGAAACGCAGGTCGCCGGGCACGGCGAGGAGGTTCTTCTCGACGCTTTCGATGAGGTTGATCCAGCGGTCGTAGCGCGCCTGCTCGTGGCACCAGAACGACATCTGCGAATCGCCGGGCATGCGCAGCTCGTCGGTAACGATGATCCGGTCGACGGCCGGGTCGTGGCGCAGGATCTGCTCGCCCTGCTCCTCGACGTACGCGGTAACGTGGTAGCCCTCGGCCTTGAGCGCCTGGCACACAGCGGTGGCCCAGATCGCGTCGCCGAGGCCGCCGGCACGTACGAGGCCGACAGTCTTTTCGGCCTTCACCTCGGGTACGCGATGCGCGCCGTCGCCCGGGCCGAGCTTCTGCACGACGTCGACGCGCATCTCGCCGCGGCGCAAGTTGGCCATGACGCAGTAGTCGGCGGCGTCGGCGAGGAGCCATTCGTACGCGATCGGCGTCGGGCGCTCGAGGACCAGGTTCCCGCCCACGCGCAGCGCTCGCCAGCACTCGGCGAGGAGCTCGCGCGGCTTCGTCACACGCTGCAGGATGTCGCCGGCGACGACGAAGTCGAGGCCGTCGGCAAAGCGCGGCAGGAACTCCATGCGCATCTGCAGGTCGACCGCGGGCCCGCGCGCGGCCTCGATGCCGATGGCGTTGGGAAACGTGCGCGGGCCAAGGCCACAGCCGACGTGCAGGCCGGAGCCCGCCGTATAAGGCAGCGCGCCCCACCGCAGGCTGGTGATCGTGTCGTGCTTCGTCATCGTTCCGCTCCCCTTCCGGAGTGGTCCATGGGTGACCGGGCATGCGCGCGCCCCGCCGGCCGAGCGGAGGAGAAGGCTCCGACCTTCCGTCGGGGCGATCGCCGCCCGGCCGTCGTCTAGCGCCGCAGCCAGTCGTTGCGGCGCGGCAGCCACGCCTTGCGCGGCACTCGGGGCTCGCCCCGGGATCCGGGGTCGCGCGGCTCCGCATCCGCCTCGGCGTTCGCCTGCGCCGTAACGCGCTGGGCCGAGGCTGCGTCGGCAGCCGCTTCCTGGGCGCGGACGAAAAGGTCGTCCGCGGTGGCTCGCGTGGCAGCTTCGAGGCGGTCCCAGTCGATGCGGTTCAGGCCCGCCAGCAGCGCCGCGGCGTACGCGTACACCTCGAGGTCGAGCGGCTCGTTGCGCGCGCCCTCGTCCTTCTCCCAGGCCGTACGCAGATATCCGCGCACGAACCGGGTGACCTTGCGCTCGGCGACGAGGCCCTGGTAGTACTCGTCGGGCAGCCCGAGCGGGTAGTGCATGTACCCGGGGCCCGGCTGCTCGATCTTGAGCCGCGCGTAGATCTCATCCTTCGCGGTATCGGCGCCGATCGGCCAGAGCCGCACGCCGCGCGCGATCTTCTTGCCGCGGTGGTCGATGTCCTGCTCGGTCGGCTGCCCGAGCACGCGCTTGCCCGCCTGCGATTGCCCGCGCACCGGGACGATCCAGCGATGCGCGCGCGGCCGGCACCAGTCGTACACGGTCTGCGTGCGGTAGCCGGCGTCGACCGCGGTGGCGCGGATGCCGAGCTGCGCGCCGCAGGCGTGCGGAAAGCGCCGCTGCAGGTACTCGTCGAGCGCGTCCCATGGCGCCGAGGTTTCGGTGTCGCCGTGGATGACCTCGTACGCGATGAGCCAGCTTTCCTTCTCGCGGCCCCAGCCCTTGACGGAGACCTCGAGCCGGTTGCCTTGGACGTCGACCGACGCGGTGAGCATCCACGCGCCCATCGGCACGTGCCCGGGCCGGTACGGCTCGCGCTCGCCGGCACAGCGTGTCTTGAGGTCCGCGTGGTCGGGGCTGCCTTCGCCCTGGTCCGCGTACGGTTGCGCGGCGACGGTGTTGTGCCACAGCCGCAGCAGCGCCTTGGTCGGGTCGCGCTCGGCCTTCAGGCGCGATTCGACGACTTCCCACCACGAGAACCAGCCGAGCGGCGAGTAGTACGCCGGCAGGTGGTAGCCCTTGTGGTGCCGCACCTCGGGGCGCTGCGGCACCCAGCGCCCCGCCGGGAGCATCTGCTCCTTGTGGCGCTCCTCGATGCGCCCCTCGCAGTGCTCGCACTCGTACCAGACGTCGACGAGCTCGCCCGTGTCGCGCTCTCGCGCGCCTTCGGTGCCGGGCTCGACCTCGACGACAACGCCGTCGTCCGCGCGAGTGACCTCCCACGCCTTGCGCGTCTCCCAACGAAAGCCCTCCCAACGCAGCACCTGCTCGGCCGCGCAGTGGGGACACGGCACCCAGCGCTGCCGGCGATCGGAGGCGAGGTAGTGGGCCCAGATCTTCGACTTGCCCTGCTTGGTCGGGGTCGAGGTCCGGTAGATCTTCTTCTTCAGCCGGAAGGTGTCGGTGCGCTTCTCGGCGAGCGCGTCGGCGGGCCCCTGGCCGTCGACGTCGTCCGGGTACTCGTCGACCTCGTCCTCGAAGAGCCAGCGCACCGGCATGCTCTTGAGCTCGGCCGCGCTGTTGGCGCCGGCGATCGCGAGCACGCCACCGGGAAACTGCTTGAGCATCGCCGAGTTCGCGGCATCGCGCGCGGCGTCGCTGATCTTCTCGCGCAGGCACGGTGTTGCCTCGATCATCTTGCCCAGCCGCGTCTTCGAGCTGCGCCGGCCCGTACCCGAGGTCGGGTACACCATCATCGACGGGCCGCCGAAGAGGTCGACGATGGCCCCGATGAAGTTGTTTCCGATCTCCGTCTTCGCAACCTGCGTGCCGGCAACGAAGGTCACCTCGGTGCATGCGTCCGACGGCGACAGCGACTGCATGATCTCGCGGGCGTGCGGCACGCGCGCCGTGCGCCAGGGCCCGTGCTCGCTCGTGCTCTCGGGCGAGAGCACGCGATGCTCGTCAGCCCACTGGTCGACCGTCAGGTCCGGGTCCGGCGCGATCGCGTCGGCAAAGACCTCGCAGTCAAGCCGCCAGGCGCTCGGGAGTCCCTCCGGCAGCTTCAGCGCGTGCTTGGTCAGCGAGTCCATGAAGGGCCTTTCGGAGCGCGGAGAGAAGGCGCTCGCGTACGACGACCGGGTCACGCTCGGCCGCGAGGATTGCCGCCTCCTGGTCCGCCACCGCGAGGATCGCGTCGCGCGTCGCGCGGTAGCGGCGCGCGCCGATAGTCCTGATCTCCTCCGCGGATACGACCGCGCCGATCGCCTCGAGGTACTCGAGCTCGGCCTTGTTCGCCTCGAACTGCTCGCGCCGCGCGCGCGACGCGTGGTATCCGTGCGGATCCTTCCCGCCGCCATCCGAAGAAGGAGGCTCCGCACCAGCCGCAACCTGAGCGACAGCCGTCGCCGGCGACGCCGCGAGAGCCAGCTCGAGCGTAGGCGTCGACCGCGCAGACTGCGCCGGGTCCGTCATGGCGTTCCACTGCGCGGCCGCCTGCCCGAACTCGATCCCGGTGATCCGGCCGCCCTCGTCGCGACGCACCGCGGTGACGCGGCCCGACTTGATCGCCTTCTGCACGGCCGCGAGCGTCACGCCGCGCGCCTTCGCAAAGCTCCGCAGGCTGCCCCACTGCTCCATGACCACCCCGCGAACCGTGACCACCCCATGGCGACCACCCCGGGGCAAATCATTGACTAGCGTAGCGCCGGG